GGGGGGGGTAAAATCGCCTATTTCGTCGACATAATTAGCGTGAAACTCTTGAAAGAATCTTTTTGTTGCTATATAACGCTTATAAACGCCATGCATACCATCAAGGAAACTCAAGTCGTAGCCTAAAGCCTTTGCAGGGGTATAATCGGCAAAATAGATGGCATAATGAAGCGAACGTTTAATCTCCTCTATTTCCCTTCCGTACATATAAGTACGCATATCGTTACCGAAACTCCAAACAATAGCAACATAAGGGTCAACATCCTTTAAGCGGAAGAAATCCTCACGACTTATCCATCGGTTTTCATTTTCATACTTACCAGCCAAGGAATCAGTAAATAGTTGGACAGGACGCCAGTCAACATCATTGATATGAATATGCTGGAACTTATCCATCATCAACGCAGCATGGGTAACAGCGCAACCACCACAAAAAAGGTCAATCAAATGACCAACCTTTGGAAGGAGCTGATTAATCCTCAAGGCTAACTTGTTTTTACTTCCCTTATAAGGTAACCCGTATTTCATGCGCTTAAAGACGTTTCAGAAGGTTCAACTTGATGTAAGGCGCACCACGTGTTCCAAGCCGTGCGATAGCAATCATAAAGAGCATCGTGGGGCTTTTCAATGGTCAACACGTCGGGGAGCTTAAAACCTTTGGTAACGGCGGCATAACATTCCCTCTCGTGAAGAATATTCCCGTCTGTCGCCCCAACAGCATGTCCCTGGAGTAATCGTTGCCCAGACTCCAAAACAAAGGTACGTGCGTCACGGAAAGACGTGTACACCACTGGTATATCAAATCCATACAGCTTACAAAGCGTTTTCAAGACGGCAATGTCAAAATCAGAACCTTCTGCCCAAAGATATACCTTCTCAGCTCCATAAGCCTCTTTCCTTTCATTAATCCACATAAGGAAAGTAAAGACCGCCTCACGAATAGAAACAGGGTCACAACTTAGTACGGCATCTTTTGATTGCTTGTTTTGAGACGTCCACCAAGCAATAGTCTTTGGATCAAAGTCTAACCCGTCCATTACACAAGAACGAAGGTCAACGCCCGTATTAAACGAATCATCCTCATTAAAAAGGCTTTCAGAAACCTCATGATTACGAACCCAGGCAACCGCTGCTATCTGCATTACAGCGGCATTTGACGCTAGAGAACAAGTCTCTAAATCAAACGTAATATCAAGTTCTTTCATACGTTTAGAAATTGTTTATAAGTTAGCCATTTCACTATAAAATGTCTGTTTCGCAAAGCAGCCTCGAGAAGTATCTTCATATCCTCTAAAGACGTGAAATGATAGTCAGGTTCTATCAATTCTACTGCAACACGGCGATAACCTTTTCCGTTTCGACACTTAACGTCAGTATCTTTATAAGCTCGGAATTCTTTAGCTATCCCGTTACCTGAACCGACGAGGAAACGAAACGCATTGACTGCGTCGGTGAAAGGAAGACCACGAAAAGCAAAGGTGAGTAAATCATCCTTCAACCCTCTATAGTCTACCGCAACTGCAACGGGGCGAGAAGCCCCCTTTAATGCGTTAAGTTTCCTCATCAGGTTCTACTAACAGACACAAATATTCAAAATGGTAAAGTTTGCTTTGTTTAGTCTCCTCTTTAAACGGCTTGTCTCTGAGTGGTATCAGTGTCAGCGGCATCGTCACAACGATAAGCCTTTTCAAAGGAGTGGCGGAGATTAATGTCGGTTATTTGGTCAATGATAGACCACACACCTATCCGCTCAAATGGCTTCCAGTTACTGGAGGAAAAGCGATTGATTACTGTTACATCGCTAATCATTCCGAGCTGCGCCATCTTACGCTTGAATCTTGCTTTCATCCCATCATGCTGGGAAAGTAAAGACCAAAACCAACCGATAGGAACTTGCTTCTGCAGTTGCATGACAGCTAAATAATCGGCTTCATTTGTCAAACCCTCCTCACGCAAGAAGCGAGTTTGAATCCAGTCAATACCTAATAGTTCCCAAACGCGAAACCCCTCCTTAAAGAAGCGGTCGTAAGAGAACGCCTGCGAAGCTCCATAACGTTTCATTAACGCATAAAGCTGCTGTTTCTCTTCAGGTTCTAAGTCCTTTGAGGAAAGCTCTTTCCCTCCTATTATTTTTTCTAAATTTCTCAGCATTATAGATTATATTCAAAACTCATTTTGTAAATTTAAGTGCAAATATATAATATAAAATCGAATAATCAAAGCTAAACCTTATTACGTTTTAATTATTTAACTATTTGGTAAATTTTATATTGATATTCTGCTAAAAAGTTAAGAAATAAAGCGAACGCTACTAGAACATAATACAAATTAATTAAGAGTATTATCTACATAAAATGAAAAAATGAAAGAGTATCGTTACAACTACAATTTCATCCGCCAATGGATGAGGGAAAATCAAATTTCCAAAAAAGAGGTGCTTGACGCTCTCGGCATTAAAGATTATGCAAGTTTGAATAGATGGACGAGCGGAGAGTACCCTATACACATTGATGCTATGTTACGTTTATGCAATACGTACAATATCCCCTTAGCCTGCTTTTTCTTTGATTCTGACCGCCTAAAAAATATTATTGAAAGAGACCCCGAGGCAAAGAGAATAGCAGCCACTATGGAAGAAAATGGGGGGCGTGAGAAAAACGAAGCGAAGGTAGGAAGAGGGGCTGGACGTATTTCTCCAGAAGCTATCATACGGAAACAATCCACAAGGCTGCCAGACTACATCGATACGCTTTCTAATCCAATAGTAGAGAAAGCACCGACAGAACTACCCGTGACGGACGCTACTGATGATTTAGAAGTTCTAAAGATAAAACTTTCCTACGAACGGGAAATAATGAGGATAGAACGTGCAGCACGGGAAAGAGAAAACGAGATAAGAAGGGAATGTCAATCCAATTTTGATGCGGAAAGAACGAGACTTCTAGACATGATAGAACGGCTCAACAACGAGACTACACGCATTAAACGTGAGCGGGATGAGCTATCTATAGATGAATTTAAAAAGACAACGGGAGACCCTTGTGGGAATGGGGTGTAATTCAATCTAAGGGGAGGGAAAATAAAAGAACAACCGAGCAACACTAAAACTTCTAGTATTGTTCGGTTGTTAAGCCCAAATTAAACTTTAGACAAAAAGACTAAGGAAGCAGCCGTTTTAGCCATTTTAGGCAAGAGAATAAATGAGGACGTATTTTCTTTAAGTTTATACCAACTACGATAACCAGTGCCGTTAAAAGAAATATCCATCCAATATGATGGGTAACTTTCAACCAAACTCTATCCACAAAACTAATTGAAGGCTCTAATCGTTCCTTTTGCTTAGAAATCTTATCAGAGGTCTTGTTAATTGTTCCAGTCAAATCACTGGTCAAACTCCTTATAGAATCAAGACTAAGTTTATCCGTCGAATGTTTCTGCCCAATAGAGTCACGCTTTATATGTTGTTGTTTTCGTTCCTTACGATGTTTCAAGGTGTGAGTTTGTCGTTGTAGATGGCGAACAGGACGACCTAATGAATCCGTTGTAGTAGTTTCCGTCTCAACTTTCCAAATATCCTCAGTAGTAATAACCTCACACGTTAAACTATCAAGGGAAAGGACTCTGGAGAAAGTTGTATCACTTCGTAAATATTGAATGTGTACACTATCCAAGCGAGACAAGGAATAACGAATGCTATCCCGTTCTGAGATTCGTTCCCGTTGTACCACACGTTTACTACTACCACAGGAAGAGAACATCAAGATAAGAAGAATAACTAAAAGAACTAGAAGAGCTTTCAAGACAGCCCATAAGGTGTAACTCGCGTTTTGGTTTAACCGAGAGTCTTGATCATAAAAAGGGGAAGAGTTTAATGCCATATAATTTCATTTTGGTTTATACTGCAAAAATACTCTCCCCCACTCTTTTTTATAGGACAAACCTTAATTCTTAGCAACCGAGCAAACAAGTGTTACACCGCTATCTTTACGTCCTATAGCTTTCTTTATTATACCTATCAACCGTTTATATTCACTTGCCAATTTCTTATCAGATGTAAGTGCAAGATAAGCATTCTTCTCGAATTCAGTTTCAAACTCTATATTAATATTATCCAGATAAGAGCCTATGTGCTTTGCTTTACGTAAGGCTTCTGCGAATGCACCTTCTTTATATTCATTCAACACCTGCTGCCATTCTTTTGCCAAAGCTCCAGAAATAAATACTGGTTTATCCTCTTGTACACTTTTCTCTTCACTCCTTCCAAACAAATCAAGTTGCACCTGCTGCTGCCTTAATTTATAGTCACACTTCCATTTTCTAAACGTACCCATTATATAAGAGGCTACATCATCAGGCTGTTTCCTTTCTATTATTTGTCGCATGTCTTTATAGGCAAAGTTTAGGAAGTCTTCTAGCTGGCTATCATCCATATCCGCCATAAGAGAGCGAAGAGCATAAGCTGAAAGTTCTGGACACCAATCAACATACTTATCAATAAACTGGCGTTCTGACTGAACCCGTTTGTTTGTTGTATCTCGCATCTTAGCCAGTTGTCCCTTTTTAAGGATAAACTCTACCTCCAAAGGTATTCCACGAGTTTTGCCAGAAGGATAGATAGGTTTGTAATCAAAGGAAAAATCAATCTCCATCTTTTCCGACAACTCATCCATCTCTTTCCTTACAGGATCAAGAACCAAGCGTTTAACCTTACTCCAAGACTTATAAGGGTTTTCTCCGCTATTACTTTCTTTAAAATACTCATCCGTTAACCCAAGGAACTCTATTAAATGCTTATAAGGAACACGTTTATGTCCTATATCGCGATACCTACTCAAATAGATATACAACCTCGGAGTACGTTTTTTCTGCGCAATACGCGCCGTATGAGACAGATGTAACACGTAACCATATTGCATAGTGAAAACGTCACGGAGGTACTCTGTAAGCATAACAATACGGAACATACCTGTACGACGTTCAACGACACGTGGGACTTCAACCATAGGGAATAAAGCTGCAAACTTA